AGATTTGTGATTTGTGTGTAATTATAATAATCACTTGAACCAATTCTATAACTATCAACATCTAAAGTAAAATTTGCTTCTCTTAAACTAGGAAATTCTACAGAAGAAGAAACATCTGATGTTAAAATAGCTTGATACTTATAAGTATTTACTATTTTTTCTACAACATTTAATGGACTATTAACAACAATATTTTGTGGAAGTGGATTTTCCAATTTAACAATTACTGTAGATGTTCCAAAAACATCTTTTTCTACTGCTAACGATAAAGCAGTAATTAAATTATTATTTCCAAAATCAAGATAATATTCAATAAAATAATCTCTCGCTTGAATTAAATCTATATAAGCAACAGCGTTTGAAAAAAATAAATCATTATCTGCTGTTGTTCTTACTTTAATTTCTCTTCTATCTGGTGAAATTGAATAAATAAATAAATCTAAATTCGGATTTTGAGTTAATAAAGGTCTTAAAAAATTATAGACCATATTATATGTACCCAATCTAAAACCAGCACTTTCTATATCGTATGCTGGGTCAAAATTTATTTCTTTATTTTCAGTAACACTGTATTCTTGAAAATTAGGACTATTAAAAACTAAAGTATCTAAATTAGTATAAATAAATAACTGCACATAGTCTCCAGATATACCAAAAAACCTAGTCATTTCATTACTCGCTACAAGATTTTGCTCTTGTGGAGTTAAAATATTATTATTGATATATGATGGAAGTATTTGTACAGGCATTAAATATTTGTATTAAATTCGTTTATTTGTTGTTGTAATAATTTATTTTGTTCTTGCAAAAAGTTTAATTGTTCTAATAATAAATTTAAATCTAAACCTAAATATTCACTACTTCTTTCTACAAGAGTAGTATGTGAATTTTCTCCAGTTGTTGGAATTTCATAAAATAAAATATCATAGTTTTCAAAAAACTCACTTACTGTTGGAATAGTACTTACTACTTCAGTAGTATTATTTGGATTAATAACTGTGTTGAATCCAGTATCTACTACTTTATTAATATCTTTACTATATATTGTTTTTTTAGTTGGTATAGTTATTTTACTCATGGGAATATAGTTTGAGAAACTTTAAATTTCATATCACTATCATCTTTTATATAAGTACTTCCATCAATATTTACTTTAATTTGTATTGTGTAAAATCTTTCTGGTTCTAGTGTGCTCATATCTACATTAAAGTATGATCCAGTTCCATTAGCACTTATTAATGTGCCTGGGTCATTAAATGGTATTATAGTTTCGTTAGTATCTACATCAATGATTTGATAAAAACTTTGTGAAGGTAAAGTTTTATTAAATTCATATAATGAAGAAGTTACAAATTGTCTTTGAGGATATTTATCTCTTGAAGCCACAGTAAATCTAACATTACTTTCAGCATAATAAACTCCATCATTATTTCCAATAGATACATCAAAAACTTGATTTGTTTGAAGTTTAGTTATATCTGGGTTAAAAACTTGATTTTTCCAATAAAAAAACAAAGAAGGAGGATAAATCGTATTTGTATCTCTACTAAAGTAATCTAAAATATATTGATAATTTGGATTATTTTCTATAGATTCACTAACTCTTAAAATAAAACCATTATTAGGTATTAAAGAAGATGACCATTGACTTATAATAGAAGTTACATTTATGTATAAATCCTGTGGAGTGTATTGTGATATTGTTGTTGTTGCATAACTACTAGTATACCAAGCTCCTCCTCCTACTGATCCTGATAAATAAGATCCTGTTATGGGTACTCCTGTTACATATCCACTTAAAGCATAATCATTTACGTAATAAAGTGAAGAAGTATTATTTATTATCCAAAAACTTCCTGTTTTAGGTCCTAACCAACTAGCTCCATTTACAGTAGTTGGGGAATTTGCTAATCGACCCGTTCCTTGATCCCATTCTTGAGAAACAGGATTAACTACTATTGGGAGTACTGTAGGTAAACTTTCTACTTGAGAAGCATATACTCTTAAATAAGCGGCCCAACTACCTGATGATGTTGATGTTTCACTAACCTTACTTAAAGTATCCATTATTTCAGTTTGGTCAAACTGAATAAGCATTCTAGAAGCATTATATGGATCTGGCTTAGTAAATTCTAATATAGGATCTAAACCCGTATTTGTTTCTGGGTATAGTGAATATAATGTTGCGTCTTTAGAAGGAAATAATTGAGAAAACATATATTATAAATATTAAGCTCCAACAACTCGTCCTAAGATATCACTGTCTGGGAATCTAATTTCAAAAATCATAGGATCTAAACTAGGATAAATAATACCTCCTAAAGTAGCTCCTGATAAATCATATGTGTATGGGCTATATAGACCTCCAAACTTATTGATAAATTCTAATTTTTTTACAGCTGCTACTCCATTTACATTATTACAACTAATACAATTTTCTACTTGACTTAATATAATAGGTTGATTTATTGACCAATTTTTAGTATTAAAAAATTCTTTTAAAGCATTAATGCAACCAATTAAAACTTGTTGGGCATTAAAACCTTGTAATACCTGTATTTCAAAGTTGATTCCTATATTAACATAAAAAGCATTTTTAATTGTAACAGCATCTGTTAACATTTTATATTGACTTAAATATGTTTTTAAGTTTTGTTTTACAGCTGCGTTAGCTGTAGTTAATTTACCATCATTATTAGTAGATAATACATAAGCACTTAGTGCTAAAGGATTCAGGTTAACTAAACTTTGAGTATTATCTCTATCAGCGTTTAAATTTAAATCTTGAACTACATAAGCTTTAGCAATATATCCAAACTCATTAGGCATAGATAATATTCTTACTAAATAATCATCTTTAGTAACGTTTCTTAATTGAGTAGGAAAATTTGCTAAAGCATTTAATCTTATTTCCTCTAAAGTATCTCCAGGTCCACCCCCAGTAGCACCAATAGAGTTATTAAATTTAATACTTTCTAATACAGTTTGTACTGTAGAGGCATTTAAGCCATAATCATTTAGTTGAGCGTTTGATGTAACCAATTGATTGACATCATTAGCAGGAACATTACTTTGAGCCCCACCACCAACAAGATATGTAAAAGTAATAGTAGTATTTACAGGAGCTTGACCATATTCATTTGTAAAGAAAAAGTTAGAAGGATCAAAAGCTGTATTAAATGCACTAATTCCATCCTGTATGCCTAAACCAACATTATCAGGATTAGGAATAATTAATTCACTGTCTTTTCCTGTTGTACCTGCTCCAAAACTAATTTCTAATTCAGTATCACTTATAAATTGAGCCGTAAATCTTTTATTTACTTTTTTTAATCTCAACATAAATGGAGCTTGATCATTATACTGAGAGTAGTTAGGTTCAAAAACACTAATATTGTATGTTTTATCTATGATAGTATCTTGAGCTAAATAAGGTACTTCATACCATGTATTTCCATCACTATCTACAGCTTCAAGAATTTGGATTATATTTTCATTAACTAAAGTTATTTTAGAAAATTGTTCTAAAGTAGTAAAATTAAAACTTTGAGTTTCAACAGTACCAGAAAAAGCTTCTACTTGTTTTTTAATAACATAAAATAAAGGATTAGTAGTAGCAGTATAATAACTATAAACACTTACATCTGTAGGATCAAAACTACTGCTGTAGTTAAAATCTACTAAATTTTGAGTTAAGAATGTAACGTCAGGTTGAGAAGTACTGCCTACTTGCGTGTTTTCGGGTATTCTTACCGCATACCTCCAATCAGGCAGGTAACTATTCGCTGCATCAGAAGGTATGAGTTGATATACGTCTAAAACTACTGTAGAGGGTCTAGTCATTTTTGGACTATATCCTAAACTATAAGCAATAGGAAGAATATTTTTTCTTTCTTTAGCTTCTAAAAGTAAAGTTTCTTGAACTTGAGTATCAGTATAAAAAGATAATACATCTCCTACATATGCTGATAAGTCAATAAACATATTACCTGGTGAACTCGGACCAAAGTCAGAATAGTTTTGGTAGTTATTTTTAATATAATCTACTAAAGCTTGTTGTAGTTGTTGAAAATCTTTATTTAAATATTGTATTGCCATTATGATGTTGCTATTTCTACATTTAATTCATCTACAATTCCATTAATAGAATATGTAATACCTATGTTGATTGTATTATCTCCTGTACTTGAAGTATTAACACTTTTTACAACTATATTTTGTACATTTTGTTCTATTCCTGTTTTTAATGTTTCTTCTAAACCAGAAAAATCTATTTGATTTTGTTCAAATAAACCTTGTCGTATTCCGGCTCCATAATAAGGTTGAAACATTCTTTCACCGGGGTTTGTAAGAATATAGTTTATTAATTGATTTTTTACTTGTTGGGTTGTAGTATATGTACTCATAAAAACTTCTGGTTGTTGGAATTGTATACTAATTCCTATTTCTCTTTTTAGAGTTCCAGTAGCTATATCAGCATATCTATATAATGGTCTTGTAGTCATTATAATAACCCTTTTTTCTTCATTGTATTCATCATATCACTAAAATCAGGTACACTATTTACTTGTACTTGTCTGATATCTTGTGCTCCGTTATTATTTTGTTGAATAAAACCTTCAATTCCTTTAGTTACAGGAGTAGCTCCTCCTCCATATTCATTCATTAATTGTTGTTGAAAACCAAAATTTTGAACTTGGTGAGAGTCAAAAGTACCTCCTCCTAGTGTTCTCCATTCACCTTCATAAGCAGTTTCGTTTAAAAGATCTTGAATTGAATTTCCGGTTGATTTAGGTTTAGGAGCTCTTTTAATACTTTCTATTGTTGGATTGTAAGTTTCTTTAATAGAGGATTTACCTAATTCTTCTTTAAGAGCTGCTCTAACTTCTTTACGAACTACTTCTTGTATTAACTTTAGCAATTTTTCTGTACTGTTCATATTGGTATAAATATTAAATTATAAAATTTTATGTTATATTATTGTGCTTCCTGTTATATTACTAATTGTTGTTACTACAGACCCAGTTAGTTGATTATAAGATCCAGTTAATTGGTTGTTTACTTGAGTTAAAGCTTTATTAAATATTTGAGACTGATAGTTATTTATAGTTTGTTGAATATTTAAAAGTTGATTTTTAGTTTTTTCATATTTTGTGCCATAAAATTCTACTTTCTCTTTTATTGCTTCAAATTCTTTATAAGCTTCAGCTAAGTCTTCTAAACTATTTAATTCATTAGCAGTATATTGAGTTGCTCTTTGAGCATATTCTGTTGCTAAAGCAACATTAGGAACAGGTACTTGAGAAGCAGCATTAGCAGCTATTATTAAGTCTTGAGCTTTTCTTCTTTTAATTTGTATTTGTAATATTTCTAATTTAACAGCTAATATTTTATCGTAAATTGGAATTAGTTTATTTAAACTTAAATTTTGTCTTAATTGATCAACAGTTCTAATTTCATCTGTATTATAGACTCGACGAGCATATTTATCTACTGCTAACACATAAGTATCTACTGTTTTTTGGATATTTTGAATAGCTTGATTTACTTGTTGACTTTGAATTGGTTGGGCTACTATTTTACCATTTTCTACACTTACAAAATTTACATTACTCTGAGCTAATACTTTATTTACATTTTTTTCTAAAATACTTAATAATCTACCTGATCTAATATAATTTTGAGCAATATTATCTACTAATTTTTTAGTAATTTGTTTGATTCTTCTTGTAATAGGTTTACTATCTGTTACTTTTCCTGTAGTAGATTCTTCTTGTTCTTGTTGTTGAGATTTAAAAATAAATTCACGAGCAAATGTAGAAATATTAAAGGGTTGATTTCCACCAGCAATACCGGCATCATTTATAAAACTTGATATTTCATTTGATTTACTACTTAATTGACTAATACTTTCTACAGTTTTTTGTAGACTACTAGAACCAGTAATAGGACTAAGTCCAGGTATTACTGTTGTAGTACTTTGAGTAATAGTTTTATTACCTACTTGAAAACTTTTTATTTGTTCTATATCTAAAGCCATTAGTAAGTTTTAGTTGTTATTGATTTAATATTATTTAAAGAAGCAGATATTTGTAAAATATCTCCACTTATAGCCTGAGTTTCAGAAGGATTATTTACAATATCATTCATAATACTTAACATATTAGATAAAACTTTAATTAGTTGATCTGATTTTACTACTGATTCTTCTGTTATAGTAGTATTTTTAGCGTAACCTAAAACAATGTTTTGAGAATTTACAATAAAATTATTTTTAGGATCAATACTACCCTCAACACCTGTAGAAAAAACTACACCTTCGCCTGTATAAACTACTAAATCGGTATTAGCAGACATACTAATACTATTTAAAGATGAACTTATGTAAACATTTTCTGATTTTATTTGTATATTGTGTTTACTCATTATTTGATATAAAAAATATTATAATTTATTCTATTTTCTGCTTCTCCTACTCTTAATAGTCTTTCTTCTGTTATAATTTGATCTTTATTATATACTATATTATTAGCAGGATCATGAACTATTATATTTCCATTTTTAGTTATTCCAATCATTACAACATAGTGTCCTTTAGGTCTATTTCCTGTACCTGCTATTCTAATTATAATAGGTTTATTTACTTTTCTAAAAAAATCTTTATAAGCAGTAAAAGGATCACTTATTTCTGATCTTTCGGCTTGAGAGTAATTAGGATAATCAGCTATAATTGCACCATGTAACATCTCTTTACCACCTGTAGGGCCTACAGGTTTTAAATATTTACCTCCACCTCCACTTGGAGTAAGATTAGGAAAATCTTTACGTACTGTTAAACCGTATGTTTTATTAGTTCCATATTTTCTTTCCCAATCAAATAGTAAACCAACACTAGTAACTAAACATGTCCAGTTAAGAGGAGATTGAGATTGATATCCAACTCCATCAACATAAAAATCTCTTTCACTTGCTGCTATTTTAGTTCCATCATATTTTATATTTGTTACAGTAGTAGTAGCACCTGTACTACCATAATATGATATAGGATCAGTAGTAGGATTTGTGTTTATTACTGTTGTATCAGTTATATTGATAATATCTTGATAAGAAGGAACAAAAAATAAATATTCTTCTTCTGGTAAAAATTGTTCTTCTTCTTTAAGAATACTAGATGTTGTACTTCCAGTAATACTACTTGTTGGAAAAGAAATAGGAATTGTTGGTATTATATCTGTGGCTTCTTCTAATACAGTTAATATAGATGATGTTTGGTTTGGAATTATTAAAGTTGTTGTAGATGGAGAGACAGAAATTGTATTTGGAGATGTTACAATAGGTGAATTAATAGTAATTGATGATCCAATAGATGACATTTCTATAGATCCTTCTGGATTAAGATCTACTTTATTATTATTTCTACCTGCTATTCTATGTACTCCTGCTGACATTATATTACAAATCCATTAGCTGCATTTTGCATACTTGTTATACTTACATTAGATAATACACTTTCTTCAATACATCCAGGAATTGAAGGATCTAATGTTATATTATTTAAAGGTTCATTACTTGTATTTTCATAAGATTGATTCCAAATATTTAAAGATCCTTGAGCACTACTCCAATAAGCTATATTTTTAGTACTTGATTTATTCCCACTTATAGAATATGGTTCGGGAGCAAATATAAGATCTATAAATTCTGATCCTGAAGGGAATTGCATTTGACCCTGACTTTGAGGGTAAGCTATGTAAGTATTTGGAGGAGGTGGATTTCCTTCTGTATTAGTTTTACCAAAATTTTCAAAAGTATCTTGGTATATAATAGAATTATCAGGATTTATTTTAACAACCTTATATCTAAAAGGTTTATTACTATTAGATCTTTTTTTATTAGTAAATGTACTAACAGCACCCCCAACAGAAATGTTAGGCATAACATTATTATATGATGTAAAATTAGATGCGTCTGCCATTATATATTACTTATTCCTAAATCTTCTAAACTAGCAAATAAAAGTTCTTTGTCTTTATCAGACATCATTCCACCGTTTTCTTCTTGTGCTCTTAAACTTACTGCTTCTATTTTTTGTATAATAGTAAGTATTTTAATGATAGTATCATCATTTTTAATGAGTAAATCCATATATTCTTTAATTAATGGAACCATCATTACAGCATCACCCCCATCGTTGATTAAATCTTTTAATTGATTAATCATTGATCTAAGTTGAGAGCTTTTATCATTTTTATCTTTGTAAGCTTCTTCCATCAACTTAGCTATGGTTTTACCTTTAAATATTTCTTTATTATAGTCCATATTGTATAAATATGGTTTTGTTAAAGTTTTTGAACTACTCCATCTCTAACATAGTCATTATAAAGTTTTACATATAAAATTTTCATTTTTTTAATAACTTTAGTTATAAGAGTAGTATCAGCATCAACCATTTCTCTTATGAATATGTAAAAAGCTTT